GTGCAACTTACACACTGGCACCACGGCTTGTTGTGAGTATGAGCCTTGCACACCTTTGACCGTGATCCACGCATTGTTAAGTTGTCACAATCAGGATGCTTGCACTCAACACTGGCCATCTCCCTTACTGCGACTGATCCTTTTGGGCGTGGCTTTATTGCAGGCTTTATCACCCTTTTAGTCCTTATGAGATCTCTGCCGCGCCAGTCTGGTGTTGCTTGTGGATCTTGGTTGCTGGATGTCATGCATCTACCTCGCATAATTCTATAACGGCTCTGGAGTGGGCGGCTGCTGCTTCGATATACTTTGCAGCGTGATAACGGTGGTTTGCGATCGCCTCTTTGATGCCATCATCATAATTATGAATGTCTTTAACTGGCTGCCCAGCCGCCAGCTTGGCGCGCTGTTCTTCCCAATAAGCTTCGTTTTCGGCCTGCTGTTTTTTTGCCAAAGGCGTTGACATATAGGCTTTCTGCTTTTCTGCCTGATATAAATCTAGGTCCCATGGATAATTCATTATTGCACCTCATAGGTTATGGTGCATTTATGGATTTCAAATTTACCGCCCTTTTCGGCACGAAAATCGTTCCCAACCATTACCGCGTCAGATTTTTCCTCGAACATTTCTTTGCTTCCTGCATCAACCATCCACCATGTTCCTGTAACGGTCTTTGGCTCGTCTGGGGTGAGATTGTTATCCCCAATAAACGCGTCGTTAGGATTTAATCCTCTAAATGACTTCCCGTCTAGCGACCATGCAACTGGTGACACTCCCATCGCCCCGATCAAAGTATTACCTACCTTGGCAACTATTTCAACATTGATGCCACTGATGGTTTTACCCTTCCAGCCGACTCCAAATTCAGGGGCATCTGGTTCCTGCATGGACCCGATCAATTTGATCGCGGCTTTGATGTAATCATCATAACCTTTGATGGCACCCATTGTTGCCTTTAGGCCCATGACGATATTTGCTTTTGACATGTTCATTTCTTTTCTCCAGTTTAGTTTCAATTTAAGAAGATGCGCAGTAAGTTATCGGTAAAAATATCCGATCAAGCACCTTTGGTAGCAAATGATGCCCTGTTACTGCACATCATCAAAAATAGAATTGATAGCACCGCCATTACCGTAGGGCCATCATTCTCCCAGTTGTAAATGGTTCGGACTGTTACATCCAGATTTTCGGCAAGGACTGGCTGTGTAAGACCAAGAGACTTGCGGGCATCTTTAAATTCTGGGCCGGTCATTTTGTTATTATCCATTGTCATTCTCCGTTTGCTTGTTTCTATATCATCAATATGCAACCATTTCCAGATACGCAAGCCCTAATGTGCATTTAATTTGATTTTTTTTGCGGCTGGACCAAAGCCATTCGGCGCCACGCCCCACGCATTCAATTGCAGCTTTGCATCATCAACCGATCTAACAACCGCATAGAACCCACCTGCATTTGTGATTGCTCCCTGCCAGTCTTTTTGCGCCGGTGATTGTCTGCCTTTTTGTGTTTTGACCTCAAACGCATAGAACTTTCCATGCCATAGAAAAGCCAAATCAGGAAACCCCGCCCTTGTGCCTAACGCCTTCATTTTCCGAGCCGTGGCGATATGTCGATTGCCGCCGTTTGGCGTGTGCCATGCTGGTGTTGCGTCTTTTGGCAATACCCACTAAAGCAGTTGCAAAATTGATATATGGATTTGATCCTCGGTCACTTTACCCTCCACAACATATAATGAAAGGTTCGATGGCCATAGCTGGTTGTTCCGCCAGTAACCTTTTGGACCGGCGCCGCAATGCCACTGGCTTGGACCGCCAAAACCGCGCTACACATAGCCTTGCCAGCGCTATGAAACGACACGCCGGTATGATAAACTATCATCCCGCCAACCTCGCAACGCAAAACTGCATCAACCAAGTCTTGATGTAATTCAGATTCTCGCTCTGGGCGTTCAAAAATATTCACTTTGCTTCTCCAATTTATTTGTGTTGGCGCAATCCTGATTCCAGAATTACGAATTTGGCCTTATGGCATTGATAGACAGGATCACAGTTTTAGCTATTGTAGAAAAATCACTAAACAACTCGGAAACATCTTCAGCAGCACGTTTTTTAGCAGCTTCCCAACCATCCTTGTAAGCAGTAGATGCCAGTTCATTTCCGGTATCGCCAAGCGCAACGGGTCCACGCATCAACCCATAAACCTCTGGATTATCGAGGATATGGGCCTGACGCTCCGCAGCGCCGGTAGCCTCTGCCGCTCTTACCCGCTTTGCAAGAGCCGATTCCTTTTTGGCTCCGACCTTGACGCCTTTTAGATCGTCTGCCATTTTTTTGTAATGATCAGTCATTTTATTTCTCCGGTTTGATGTGATCGACCAGATTGCTAGGCCGGTTTGTTATTTCGTCAAGATTGCCAGACAGGTATGTGCAGTTGCCAAACAGGTTTGAGCAGTTGCCAAACAGGCCGGTGCATTTGCCAGACAGGTCGGTGCAGTCGCCGCGCAGGCCGGTACATTTGCCAAACAGGTTGGTGCAGTCACCAGTCAGATCGGTGCAGTCACCCCACAGGTATGTGCAGTCGCCAAACAGGTCGGTGCATTTGCCAGACAGGTCGGTGCAGTCGCCGCGCAAGCCAGTGCAGTCGCCGCGCAGGCCAGTGCAGTTGCCAGACAGGCTGGAGCATTCGCCGCGCAGGTTGGAGCATTTGCCGCGCAAGCCAGTGCAGTTGCCGCGCAGGCCAGTGCAGTCGCCAAACAGGCCGGTGCAGTCACCGCTCAGGTATGTGCAGTTGCCAGACAGGTTGGTGCAGTCGCCACGCAGGTTGGAGCATTTGCCATACATATTCTCATTCGGGCCGGTTATTTTTTTGCCATCAATAAAGTGGTACAGGTTTGAGGTCGAGCGAGTTAGTGGTTTTTCATCTGTCATTTTGCTTCTCCGGTTTGCTTTAAAATCACTATGCAGGGAAACCACATAGTTGCATATGTGTCATTCTGTCGCACCATTGGGCTTATCATGTAATTTTACCAATTGCTGCACCGCGTAGTGATTTATAAATAACAGGCGGCTTCGACATTTTAAGCCCGGACGAAAGGTCTTCGACCATCGCGTTGACACGCTCTTTTGATGCAGCGCTAGGCTCTGGCCTTTCCGGCTCTGGCAATGGTAACGGCTTGGGAAGGGCTGCTAATGCTTTTGCCCGACCTGCCACAATAGCCGCCTTGACCCGATGTTCGTTTGTCGCGTCCTTTGGCTTGCTGCCCATTAGCACAGAACACGCCGTCTTGATTTCATCAAGCCCATACGGATCAAGCGCGTCCATCCAGTCCAAAGTCAACCGGTCTTTCATTGCCTCCGACATTTGACCCCACCCAAAACGATCAATCTTTGTTGATACAACTTCCAATTCAAATGCGACCATAGCCCTGTGCATCTTGAAATCATGCGAGCCTAATTGCTCTTTCCTTGGCCGCATCGAGTTGAGCATCGCCGCGCGCTTGCCCGTTGCTGTAATTTCCGTGCCCATTGTGGCCTCCGTTTGTTAAAATTGGTTCATCTTCCCATCGCCTCTGATTTAAAAAAGACGCCGGATGAACGGGGTTTGCCCCTTGCGGTGCGGATGCTTGCCACGATTCAAAGCCTGCGCTCGGCAATGCCATAATTGCATGTTGGTCTTTTGCCTTTAATTTTTCCCAAGCGATCTTAGCTTTTGGCTTGGCTACCTTATTTGGCCATTCGGTCCAAAATACTTTGAAATCAATCTTTATAGTTACAGGTTCATTACAAGGTTCCTTTACAAGGTTAGTCTCCAAATTCTGGAGAAGGCTTTGCCCGTTTTTTGGAGAAGGCTTTGGGTCTAGATTGGAGAAGGCCACCTCTCCAGAATTTGGAGTAGGCTTTAGCAGATCAAACCCTAAAATATACATGGTAGACATGATTTGTTTTGTCTGTGGGTTTGTGCGTTTCTTGCGGGTAATAAGCCCCTTACCTTCTAAGGATTTTAACTGGTTGTTGATAGACCCATTTGACATACCGCTTTTTGTTTTAAGATACCCCTGCGACGGGAAGCAACCCTTGCTTGGGTTGTGGCAATCGCATAGAATAAATAGGATGCGGAACTCTGAAGGTGTTACGTTTTCAACGTCCGCTAGCCATCCTGTTGCTTTATGACTCATGCGTTACACTCCTTGAAGGTCATGCCCTTGACACCAGCAATGAACTTACGCGGATCACGTGGATACCAGTTTGCGCCGATACTCATTTAGTTTTCTGTGACATATTTTGCCCCCTTTATTGGGCAGGGCTTGCAAACACAATCCACATTGTGCTATCAAGAACCTGCATTGGTATTGCACTCACGTTACCAGTCACCAACTGGGAAAACAAGCCCCCGTCAGTTTATTCAGGCGGGGGCTTTTTGCTTGACTTGCGCAATTTATTGGTGTATCTGAATATCAGCAACACCTTTCTCCCCTGTTGCCTCTAACTTGGCGGGCTGATTACATCGGTAATCCCCGCCGTTTTTTTGCAAAGCTACTTTCGCAAATCAAATAGCCCGGAAACCTTACGTTCAATATCGCGAAGGTGGGCCGCATTCGTATATGGGCGGGTAACAGCTTTTGCGGCCAATGATTCAGCAAATAAGCTGACGGTGCTGCCAATCCATGATCCGGGCCATAGGCGGCATTCTGATTTAGTCATATGCGGGGCGCGGTCGCCACCAGACATACAAACGGCACAGACAATCTCGCTGCGGACAGACAACACAACCCACGGCCTGACTTTTCCGCCAACCATTTTTGCGATGAATACATCACCTCTCCGTATTCCGGCTATTTCCTGCGTGTGATTGCCAAGGTCGGATAATGACGCCACAGAATTTAGAATGTTTTTGACCTCGCCCTTGGTGTAAGTTTCCTTTTTGGCCTCGGAAACATCATGCATCAATGCGCGGACCTGCTCTTGGGGTGTTTTATATGTCATTTTAACCTCCGGTTATATGGTTGCTGGCACGGGTTTCGGGTCTAGGGTTCAGCCCGTGCCAGCGGCAATCAACTCCAGACTTCCAACAATATGACCCTTTCATAAATAAAGGTAATAATGATCTGGAATTGATATTCTTGTTATTTCATTCCCCTGAATAACCGGCGCAGAATGAACGACCGCGTGGTTGATATTGCAAAAAACATGGCCGTTATCCCAAAACTCTGCCCAACGCTGGCAACAAGCCCCCATAACGGCAACAGCCAATACGTTGCGGCAACTGACACCAGAAATCCGATTGCGGCGTTTGTAACTGCTTCTGCCGCGTCTAATTTAATGCTCATGTGATTTTTCCATTTGACATGTTAAATTGTCGTGTGTAATCGTCTTTGTGCTTGTTGTGGCTCTTCTCCGGGCCTGTTGGTCAAGCGCAAGGCCGCATCGTTAATCTGGTGCGGCCTTTACTTTTTCAGGCATAGAACGTGCTGCGATTCCCTCAATGATCAGTTGCCGAGCCATACTTGAGAATGTCGCACCATGTCCGATTTTATCAGCCATAGCGTCTATCTGCGCGATTTCCACGGCCTCTAAATGAATTGATTTTGCTATTTTTGCCATTATCTTTCCTTTCGGCTCTTCATCAATACTGATAAATCCAATGTTATTAAATGTCAACCGCATTTATTTGTTGACAGCAAGAAAGTCATTTGCTATTAATGTGGAAACATCAAACCGGAGAAATAAAATGACAGATGAAAAACCACTAACTCGCTCGACCTCAAACCTGTACCACTTTATTGATGGCAAAAAAATAACCGGCCCGAATGAGAATATGTATGGCGACTGCTCAAACCTGTCTGGTGACTGCACCGGCCTGTTTGGCAACTGCTCCAGCCTGCGTGGCGACTGCACCAACCTGTTTGGCAAATGCTCCAACCTGCGTGGCGACTGCACCAACCTGTCTGGCAACTGCACCGACCTGCGCGGTGACTGCACAAACCTGTCTGGCAAATGCTCAAACCTGCGCGGCGACTGCACCGACCTGTCTGGCAAATGCACCGACCTGTTTGGCGACTGCACCGACCTGCGTGGCGACTGCACCGGCCTGTCTGGCAAATGCTCAAACCTGTCGGGCAAATGTACCGGCCTGTGGGGCGACTGCACCGGCCTGTCTGGCAACCTAGATAAAATAACAAACCGGCCTAGCAATCTGGTCGATCACATCAGTGAGGATTCGTAATGCAAATGAACGACCAGCAAGAAAAAATGGCAAAGCTTTTAATAGCCGCATTTCATGATCCAGATGATGCAATACCAACGGTAATTGACGCGCTGTTGCGGTTGCATAATGCCAATGATGCAGGGGATGCGGAAAGCGCGGCTGTTGATTTCGAATCAGCGGTAGACGAATTGCACGGTGATTTTTACGCCGCGATCAATGCAGATTGGGCGGATGTTGATCATAACGCCGAACATGTTCTTGGAAAGGTAGATTTACTATGAAAATCAGGGTAATATTCCAAGCCGCTTTTATGCTGGCTATTATATGGGCAGGAACAACGGCGGTATTTTCGATATGAGCGTATCAGTCAATGGCATCGAATGCATCGGGCGACCGGCTCAATGCGAGCGGTTTGCAATTTATTGCGATAACCCAAACGACAACACCGAAATGATTGGCCGGATGTTTGATGGTCGTGCGTTCACAACTTGGGCGCAGATAATTAAGCAAGCCAGCGCACAGGCAGTTAGTCCAATATACCGCATAAAGGCGCTTGACCAGTGAATACAGACACCCAATCCGCCCTTATTCTGCGTCACCTGTCACAAGGCTGGTCGCTAACGCCCCTTGAGGCTTTGCGTGAGTATGAATGCTTTCGCCTCGCCGCGAGGGTGTTTGATCTGCGCGAAGCTGGGCATGATATTCACATGGCATTGACCACGAATACAGCTGGTAAAAGAGTTGGTGTTTATACGCTAATCAGCAAGGCCAAAAAGAAAGTCGCTTGACATTCGGCGCTAATATTGTAGGCTGAATGTGCTAATAAAACAAACCGGAGAAACAAAATGAGTAGAATTGATCTACAGCAAAAGTTAATTGATGAATTTGAATGTCGGCGTGATGACGCAAAGGCGAGAATTGAGAACGTCAAAGTCACGGACGCAGGCCACGCTTATCATACTGGCGCAATGAACGCTTGGGATAAGGCGATTGCAACCTTAAAAGAATACATAGCGGAGGCAAAGCCAAAATTTAACACGGCGCAAGTGTTAAAAGACATTTGGGATACAAAAAATGCTAAGGCCGTGCAGGAAATTCGCGAAGGGCTGGCAAAAAACCTCCCAGAAATTGCGGCTAATAAAAACGTGATCGACGCACTTGAAAAAATGCGCCTGAAATTCGCGCCGGATGAAACGCCGGACAACTGGCGGACGACATACCATATAAAAACGACGGAGATATAAAATGACAAAAGGCCATAATAACCCCCCGAATCCAATTGACGAGGCAACTGCGCCGTATGGCGATGCAATCCAAGAGGCCCAGAATTGGCTTGATGGTGAGCCGGTCCAAGACGAAAGCCAAATGAAGGCCGTTGATGCTTTAACAAAGCAAATCAAGGCGGCAATCAAGGACGTGACCGCCGGGCAGAAATCCGAAAGCGCACCGCATTTTGATGCTCACAAGGCCGCTATTGCACGGTGGAAGCCAACGATTGATGATCTGAAATTGCTTAGCACCGGGCTTGTTGCTTGTGTTGCGAAGTTCAAGCAACATCTGGCCGATCAAAAAGCTGCCGATAGAAACGCGGCTTGGGAAAAAGCCAACGCCGCAAGGCTGGAAGCTGAACGCAAGGTGCGCGAGGCGAATGCCAGCGATATTGAGGCGCAGCGCGAGGCACAGGCGGCACAGCAAGCAGCCATAGATGCTGACAACGCCGCAAGGTCGCAGGCCAAGGATACGGTAAAAGGTATGCGCAAGGTTCACAAATACGATATTGTCGATCACAAGGCGGTGATAAATTTCATTGCCGTTAATTTTCGGGGTGACATGACCGCATTTATCGAGGAATGGGTGCGCATAAACCACAAGACCGTTGATATAAACGGCGTCGAACAATCAATCGAAAAGGAAGCTTATTAATGCGCCAGATTAACAAGATATTTGAAGGAGTTGGGATATGAGCGGATCAGTTAACAAAGTAATTCTTATTGGCAATCTGGGGGCTGACCCTGAAATTCGCGCCGGATGAAACGCCGGAATCTCTGAAAGACAATGAGCCGCTATTGAAAGGCAAGTAAAATGAAATCGACCCTGTATATCGACATCGAGACAATCCCCGGACCAGAATCAGGCAAAGACGCAATCACGGTAAAGCCGCCCGGGAACATGACAAAACAGGAAACCATTGATAAGTGGTTTGTTGAAAAAGGCGAAAAGGCAAAGGATGATATTTACCGCAAGCAATCGTTTAATGGCGGCTATGGTCAAATTTGCAGCCTTTCTTTTGCGGTGGATGATGGCCAAGTTTTTGGGTATAAAATACAAACTAGGGCTGATGAAAAAGAAGGCCTAGAAATGGCTATATCTCAAATATCGTTGATATTATCTGATGTTGGCAACCCAAACCCAGTCCTATGCGGCCATTATATCAGCGGCTTTGACCTAAAGTTTATCATGCACCGCTGCATTATTCATGGCATTCTGGTTCCAACATGGATGCGGCCACATGCAAAGCCTTGGGATGTTGGGATTCGTGACACCACAATTTTATGGGCTGGCGCTCGTGATACGATCGGGCTTGATGAATTATGCGGCATTCTTGGCCTTGAAGGCAAAACCGGAATGACCGGCAAGGATGTTTATGATTATTGGCTGGCTGGCAAACATGATGAAATATCGGAATATTGCAATTCTGATGTGGAAAAGGTGCGCCAGATTAACAAGATATTTGAAGGAGTTGGGATATGAGCGGTTCAGTTAACAAAGCCATTCTTATTGGCAATCTGGGGGCTGACCCTGAAATCAGGACATTCGGAAACGGCGGGCGGGTTTGCAACCTGCGTGTTGCGACTTCTGAACGCTGGCGGGATAAAAATTCAGGCGAGAACAAGGAAAAGACAGAATGGCATTCTGTCGCGATTTTCTCGGATGGCCTTGTGACCGTATGCGAAAAATACCTTAAAAAAGGTTCAACCATATATATCGAGGGCAAATTGCAGACCAGAAAATATCAAGACCAATCCGGCAATGACCGTTATTCAACCGAGGTTGTCCTGCAAGGGTTTGACAGCAAACTGGTTATGCTGGGCGGCAAGTCTGATGGTCAGCGCGATCACAACAGCACTGGAACAGAAAGCAGTGGTGGTGATCAGGCTGGCGGGTATGGTGGTGATCAAGGTGGTGCCAGCAATCTGGACGATTTAATTCCATTCTAAATGATATATCTTGGCATATACCATTTAGGCGCTATTTCTTGGCGCTGCCCTAAGTGCCACCACGATATTCACTCACATCTAGCAGAGTTTACCAACAACTAAACAAAAAGGAGAATGACAATGAGAACACACAGGCCAACCCCCAGTTGGCTTGTGATGGGATAGGCTCGAAACCGCGACACGAACGGCCTATCCCTACTTAATGCCCCTGACGCCTCTGCTCGCAAAGCCATGGGCTAATTGCCAAACACTGCATTTGTAACTGACTAACGATTGCGCAGTGTAGCTAATATTTCAACCAACGAAGGAGAACGACATGCATACCATTGTAAGATTTGAGGGCAGCAATAGTTTTGCCATGTGCTGCGATTTTTGTGCTATTGGTGGTTTCGAAAAAGACGTTGTCCTTATTGCAAGTCCGAACGGCACTCACATTTGCCAAAATTGCGTTGCAGATTGTAGTGTTATTATCGACGAAGGAGGAATTGAACGCCATCTCGAAAAACACGAATCTCTTAAACCAACAGGAGAACGACAATGAAATATTTATTCCAACTTACAACCGGGTATTTATTTGCGGCCCCACTTACCGACAAAGTGCAACTTAATATGATGGATACTGACTGGGGCAACCTTTTAACCTATCTTTGGATTATGTTTGGGAACACGATTTTTGCTATAATAGTATTGGCGGTCGTCATTATCGGCGAGGTATTAGGTAGACGATTAAAATGAAAACCAACTGGCTAAAATCACAAGGCGGGTTAATCCCCGCAGACCCAAACGCCGAGGAATGGCTGACTGGAACTAAGCTAGGACAGCTTGTGAACATTGATGTAACGCGCCCGCGCAATTATGCATTCCACAAGAAATATTTTGCGTTGGTCACCTACGCATTCTCGCAGTGGGAAACGCCAGACGGAACCGGCAAGAATTACGATAGATTCCGTGATGAATTATCTATCATGGCGGGGTTTTTTGATAAGGTTTGGACAATCAGCGGGGAATTGCGGCTGGTGGCTAAATCAATCAGCTTTGCCAGTATGGATGAAGCCGAGTTTCAAGAGCTGTATTCCAAAACAGTTGATATAATTCTGGCCAAAATACTTACGTCACATTCCGAATCTGATATTGATAAATCGTTAAATGAGATAATGGGGTTTTTATGACATTCACACCTGCACCAAAGCCAGAGCCGAAGAAGCGCGGCAAGGAACCAGCTTCACAAGCCGATCTGGATTATATGCTGGCAGTAAAAGGCTTGCCGTGCGCCGTATGCAACGCACCACCGCCAAGTGATTGCCACCATACCATATGTGGTAGGTTTGGGTCAAGAAAGACACCCGCACGGGATTGCATACCGCTATGCAAAATTCACCATCAATGGGGGCCTGACGCAATCCACAACGGCAAGGAAAGCTGGATTGATGAATGGGGATTCGACACAAACTATATTGAGCAAACAAGGGCGCAGATTGACGCCATATCAGATTAACCAAAACGGAGAATTAAAATGACAAACGCAAAAATAACTGTAGACACAAAAGAACTGCACGATGCAGTTAAAATGACAAAACTGTCTATTGAGCGTCGCGCAGCAGTGCCGATTCTGTGCCTGATGCGAATGACTGTTTTTAGAGGCGATTTACGGCTGCAAGGAACAAACCTTGATCAGCATATCACAACCCATATTGCCGGAAGCGGTAAGGGCGATTTTGATATTATGTTTCAGCCGAATAATATGCTTCGGTTTTTGAATTGTTTGTCTGGTGAAGTTAGCATTTCAGTTAAGGCTGATTATTTGACCTTAAAGGTTGGGCGTGACGTTCTGACCGTATATCTTGGCATTGATGCCAGCGATCAACCGGAATTGAAAGTTGGCCCGCCTGTCGAACGGGTATCAATTCCAGAGGCCGAATTGCACCGGCTATTGCGGCGGGTTAGAACTTGCATTTCAGCCGTAATGACCCGTTTTTACCTGAACAGCGTTTACTTCCATTCGATTGACGGAAAGCTGGCGTTGGCTGCAACGGATGGGCACCGACTAATGCGGGTGAAAACAGGTTTTGCGTGGACTGGTGACGGCTTCATTCTGCCAGCTTCAACTGTCAAAATTTTGCTGGCTATGTTAGACAAAAAAGGCAACGGGTCTGTGGATATTGCATTGCACAAAGATAACAAAGTGACATTCAAAACAAAACACGGCATTTTACGATCCAAGACGATTGACTGTAAATTTCCAGATGTGCAAAAGTTAATCCCAAAGCCAAGCAATAAAATATCGGTTGATCTGGATATATCTTGCTTGCGGAAATTTGACGCCAAGACAATCAAAATCAACCCAGAATCAGGGACTATCACACAAAGCATTGATTTTGACGGGTCGCAGGTTACCGCAGGTGTAAAGGTCGGTGTTGGCGCGTCTTTTGGTCTAAATAACGCCTTATTAAAGCCGCTTGTGGCGGAACTTGGCCCAGTGAATATTTCAGGAAATGGAGCGACTGACCCATTTTTAATAACCGGCACGGATCAAGACACAACATGCGCGTTGATGCCGATAAAATTTAATTAAAAAAATTAAGGGAATGCTAAAATGACAACCGAAATAAACGAAACAACATACCGCGTTACATCCGAAGAGCTGCGCAGCTTTGTGGAGAGGTTCGAGCGGCTGGAAATCGAGAAAAAAGACATTGCGGACCAACAGAAAGAAGTAATGGCCGAGGCGAAAATCCGTGGATATGACACCAAAATCTTGCGTAAAATCGTAGCACTCCGCAAAAAAGACCCGCAGGAAATCAGCGAGGAACAGGCCGTGCTGGATATGTATATCGAAGCGATGGGCATGTAATCCGCAAGCCGCTTTCTTTTCTATTGCAAAGCCGCTTTCCTTCCGGTATGCTAAACCAACCAACCAAACCGAGTAAAACAATGAAACCATTTTCCGAAGAACTGACAGCGTGGATGAATCGAATGGGGTATAAGCCCCCGCAAGCCGCAGATGCGTTGGGTGTAACGCCACCAGCAATCCGCAACTGGATGGCTGGAGAGAAAATTCAACACGAAAAGGCGTTTTTAGCTTTAATGTGCGAAATTGAGGCCAAAAAATGAAACATGAACATGATGAAGAAATTCTCCGCATATCGCGCATTGGCAACTGCCTGATGATTGCGGCAAGCCTTGGGTTTGTGACCTATCTTTTATGGGTGGCTTGGCAGTCGGTGGTTGTGCGTTTAATTGCTGATATTACGGGAGGTGGGTGATGACGCTTGCATATCCACTACAATGGCCGCCACATATACAACGCACAAACCATTTTGATCAGAAATGGGGAGCATTTCAGGTCTCACCTTCAACGGCAATCATAGATTTATTGAACGAAATCGAACGTAGTGGTGGTATAAACCCCGTTATTTCAACAAATATGGGGGCGCGCAAAAATGGCCTTCCTTACATAAGCGGGATACAGCCCGACGATTGCGGGGTCGCTGTTTATTTCACGAGGAAGGGCCAACAGATATGCATTCCCTGCGATACGTATGACAAAGTTTGGAAAAATATCCGCGCAATAGGGCTTTCTATTAAAGATATGCGCGGCCCTGAAAAGCGGGGATGCGCTGAGATCACCAATCAAGCATTTTCTGGCTTCACGGCCTTGCCGCCACCCGATCAAATGTCGGTGATCACAACACCTGTCGCAAAACAATGGTGGGAGATTCTAAATGTGAATCAAGATACGCCAATCGCTGTTTGTGAGACCGCATGGAAGGCGCTGGTGCGAAATAACGGAGGCGGCTCTGTTGAGCTAAATGCCGCCATTGAACAAGCGAGGAACGCAAAATGACCAATCTCCCTTTCGACTTTTCACGCTGCACGAACAAACTATGCGCCATGCGGGATAACTGCCTGCGGTCAACCGCACCGTGGCGACCGGATGGCCAGCAAGTGATGACAATGTTCATCCCCCGTGACGGGGTTTGCAAAGACCAGATCAAACCAGAGGAATTTGAATTGTGACACACGAACAAAAAAGAAAAATCGTAATGGACATGCAGCGCGGTTATTTCCTCCATTTAGGTGACCACGTAGATGATAAAGAGGCCGCTATGGAGGCCGCCCTCGATGTGGCAATCGAAGTAATTAGGAATGACGTGCTTAAGGAGATGATGCAGCATAGATCAACCATGAGCGCAATAGCCAAGGATATCCGCGCAATGAAAGGACAGAACAATGACTGATGTAATTCAAGATACGATTAAACACCTCAGAATCCGCCAAGATCAGTTAGACCAAGAAGGGCTTATGGTCGGTGTGTCTCGGCAAGCCCTTGACGAGGTTTTAACATATCTCGCCGCCACCCGCGCCGAACCACAGTGGCAGCCGATTGAAACCGCGCCGAAAGATGGCACTGAATTCATGGCGTGGTGGGAAGGTGAATTTGAACCTAAAGTAAGATTTGATCAAGAAATCGAACGATATGAATTCTTTGGTCGTATAGATTATGACCAAGATGGGTGGTCGGATGAATACATTAAAGGCCCGTCCCATTGGATGGCCATTCCAACCCCACCAAAAGGAGAATGACAATGACTGATGCACCTGAACGGATATGGTGTTTGTTCACCGATGCAATAGCCAATTTCAAATCTGGCAGGTTTCGGGACACCAACACCGGCGGCGGAACCGAATATATTTCTATCGACGCTTTACGCGAGTATCTAGATTCGGGGAATTTCCGCACCAATCCCACGACCCCCATCGAAGATATGTACCAAAACCCACGCTGTTATGACTGCAAACGTCCATACGGCAAGGCAGGCTTTCCTGACCTTATAATCCCACATGAGCATTGGGCCGCAATCAGTCCGACAGGCGACGAAGGCGGGTTGCTATGCCCAAGCTGCCTATGTGCAAGACTTGAGATACACGGCATAAAAACACATGGTGATTTTACGTCTGGTCCACTGCGCAATCCTGATTTCAAACTAACGCCAACCCCACCAAAAGGAGAATAACGATGCGACGAAGTGAAGCCGAGCAGGAAATCAGGAGTTGCGTTGTTGATAGGTTGCGTAAAATGCGCCCAAACGCCCGAATCATTCACGAAATCAATGTTGGTGGCGGGATTAATAGGGTTGATGTAATGGCCGTAGATATAGCTGAAATAATATCAGTTGAAATCAAAAGCAAAAAAGATAAACTTGAGCGCGCACCGGCTCAAATTAAATCTATGTTGAATTGTTCACACCACGTTGCAATCGCATTTCACGAAAAGTTCCTAGTTGAGAAAAAAACCAACCAACACGCAGCCCACTATGAACTGGACGGGTCATTTTTCTTACGCAGCGTTCCGAGCGAATGCAGGGGGGCGACGCCTTGGGTTTATCCGATAAAACAAAGAAGTGCGAACCCCAAATATGACCGTATGTCGAAATGGTTAGATTTTGACCAATGCATTCAACAACCACTACCAGATGATGCGGTTCACTTGCTTTGGCGTGATGAACTTTATAATCTTTGCTGCAACTTAAAACTCCCGCTGCCCAAACGTGCCAGAATGCCTACCATGGTTACGGCTTTGCGTTGGAATGCAACCGGATCACAGATTACCAAGGGTATCTGTAGCGCCTTGCGAATGCGTAATTGTCACGAGGCAGATAAACCAATCACCCGCCCCTAGACCAACTGGAAAGAGCCGTGATTTTCTAGTTCACAGGTTGCCGGTTCGAATCCGGCGGGGCGGTCCAAACTTTTTTGTATTTGCAATCTTAAATGTATTTGATATATTGGCGTTGTGTAGCGGCGGGGAAAGTAGACCCGCATTGGATATTGACGTAAAGCGCCCTTTGGGGGGCAACAAGTCCGTAAACGCGGTAGCAGAGGTAGCGTCCTGCCTACACAACAGGAATGTTAAGCCGAGCGGCCTCGGCAACTGTTTTGAAAACAGATTGATCCAGAAATGGATTGGGGATCGACACCTCAACATTCCTCCAATCACCCCACACCCAAGCAAGCCGCTTCCTGAACGGGAAATTGATCATTCAACCCCTGTGCAGTTTCCTGCGTGTCATTGACCGAGGGCAGGAATAGGGTGCTTTCCCATTCGTCACAGATCGCCTTCACTGTCTCTGTATTTAAGCTGGTCTGGGCGCACTGGCTTAACGCCATCAACGCGCTTACGAATATTGCTAGCTTGCTCATTGTCCAATCGCTCCTGTAATGCTTTTTCAGCCTTCCGGCCCTTACGTTTTTGGCTGGCTCCGAATGTCATGATTGCCAGCACCACCGTGCCGCCCAGTGCGATATACTTCCACACACCGCCAAGTGCTTTCAGTAGCAGCTTAAGCATTGTCCAAGCCCTCAATCATTGCCGCATTCAATCGTGTTATTGAGCCGATTAAGGCGTTATTCATTACGCCGCCACTCATAAATGACGCAGAAAAATCACCGTAAACGAACGCCGCTGCAACGCCGATAATTTCACCTGACTTTGCCTTTTCCAGTAACCTTTCTAGGGCCTCTACAGTCAGGGCGTTTGCTTTTCTATGGGTTACCCCACCATGAATTGGGAAAACGTCGCTCATTCGCTTTTTCCAACGACGGTATTCGTGATAATGCGCAAGACCGTATTCACAATCGCCAACAGCAACACCGCGCCGCCAGCGGCCACATATCCCCATGCGACGCCAAGCAGTTTGATGATTAGTTTCATTGCTTTTCCCCAGCAGTCCACGACCAGTAAAAGCCAACGATAGCCATAATGGCACCAGCAGAAACCTCCACCATGGCAGAATCAGCATACCCCTTCGCCACAAGAACGCCACCTGCGCTTGTCAAAAAGTGCCGCAATGCTCCGCGCATCTTTGGGCTGGACAGCTTATCAAGGAAATCTTTCATCGCTTTATCCTCCAGATTAAAAACGCCACCAAACCAATAGCTGCAACAATAGCCGCGTGTGGCAGGTAAGCGGCATCTATGCCAATTGCTGCCACTGGGGCGGTTAACGCTAGCCCAGCCGCAATCTTGCCGCCATTACGCTTGCGTGGATCTCCATCGCGCAAAAACTCCTGCACGTCAAAGCACGGACATTCTCTATTTGCCAACTCGTTATGGCCGACAATTTTAATACCATCGCCGAACCGCTCACGGATTTCATAAATCGTATCCCACAGGGCCAGCCGCTGCGCCTCGGTAAAGTTCTTGTCAAACTTATCAGCGCGACGCCCGCCCTTGCCGCCGGTCAGGGCAATGCCGATGCTCTCGCGATTGTAGCCCCTGACATGCGCGCCAGTATCGTCGTAAACATCACCGTCCTTGTTGAGGTCACGGCCTTTGCCGATGCTGCCGTTTTGGTGGATAAGCAGCGCATAACCAAATCCGGCCCAGCCGTTGTTTTGCTTGTGCCATACCGTGACCCGATCAACCTGCCGATCAACCGGCTGGCTAATCATCCAGCCACTCGGCACGTCCAGCGCGTGAATAACAATCATTGTTTTTGTCATTTCAAAGCCTCCAAAATCTCATTGCGCAACTGTTCAATCTCGCGTTCAATTGCAGTCCTGTCATTGGCTGCATCTGTGGCGGTGTATCTGTCAGGCGCTACATATCCGCCTAATAACACACCAAGCCAATAAATAAAAGACCCCGCGACAAAAGCGCCAGCTAACCACTCCCAATATTTGACCCAGAACGCCTTCAACTCCATCCAACTTTCTTTAGTATCGGCTCGATTGCGACGCTATAAATAACAGCACCTGCTGCCAGCAGTGACGCAAACAGAATTACCGCCTTGCGCCACCGACTTGATATTAATCCCATCGCAGCACGATATTCATGGCCATCACGCCACGCGGCGATCTCCTCTCCGGTTAATGGCTTAACGGCCTTGCCATCCTTATCAACTAATTCAGTCATTACTTTCCTTCCGCGCCGCCAGCGCTTTACAGTTTGCCTAATAGATAAGTGTTCAGGTCAGACTTTTCTGCCGCCGTAAGCGCCCGATTAAGCACAACAAATGCATGGACCTTGCCAGCAAAATAAAAGCTGGTAGGACGCAATGTCCCAAGATAAATCTTAACTGGTGCAGAAAAAGAATTAGAATTAGCAGTCGGGGCCGTGGCTGACACAAGGTCAACCTCAAGGTTAAGCTCGGCCGCATCGAATGACGCAATTAGAGATTGCGGCGTAAAATCAGGCGCGCTCTCGGTATTTAAAAGTATAGATGCATTGCGGTCCATTGCCGCCCAACTGTTCACGCCGAGCCCACCGAACGCTGCGGCGTTGCCCATGATAGCATTGTATCTTGAGTTGTCACGATACAGGGACGCTACACCAGCGTCTGCGGATGTTATTTTTTGCGTGGCGACCGCCAATGTAACCGGATAGCTGCCGGGCGAATACGCCTTTTCAAGCCAATCTCCTGCCCCGTCGAATTCGAGCCAATGCGAAGCGCCATCCGTGCGGTATATCGGGCGGCGCGAAGCGTTAGTTTGCCATAAATCATTCCCGTTGCCAGACTTATCAAGCACAAGCGCAACAATATCACCGTCTGCGGTGACTGGTATTGTGCCAGCGTCGTCTTGCCACAGCGTAGAAAGGTCGCTTATGTCGTAAAGACCGCCAGTTTCACCAGATGCAAACAAATCAAGCGGGTCCCATGGTGCTGCCCCGCCAATGGTAATAACCACACCAGCCGAAAACCGCTCCGCGCCAGCCCTGTATGCGCTTATGATATAGTGATTGTCACCAATAATTGCGCCTGTGTCGTCAAATGACACGCTGCCAGACGGCAGGTCAACAATAGGCAACGGCATAGACGCTGTGTCCATAGGCATCTGCGACCGATACACCCTAACGCCATCCTCTTCTGCCGCGCCAGAATTTGGGTCGGTCCATGTTATGTTGACCGTTGCCATTTACACACCAACAGTTGAAAATGCAGCACCAGCGAACCGCATCCAAGTATTTGTTGCAACGCATATATCTATGCCGCCAGAATGCAGCCAGAATTGCCCTTTTGCCCCAACCGCAGTGTCGCTAGCAGGCCCCGCCGCTGCTGGTGTCAACATATCCAGCAGATTAGTGCCATCATGTAATTTTAAAATCCCATCAGCAGGATAATGCTGAATCATACCAGCCTGCCCATACGGTGCATCTGCATCGCCGCTGTGATTGGAAAACAGAGCGTCAAATATACTTTGATCTCTGATCTTAACCGGTTCCATTTTTGTAGGTGAATCAACCTCACGAATAACGCTCGTAGATATTGCTTGTGCCATTTCTTAAACCTCTGTCAAAGTTACGTTTGTTGGTGCCAAAAATTCAATTTCGTCCGGTGATCCTAATGCCAGTATTTCGGGTGGCCTGAATAATATAGCATAAACAGATGGCGACTGCCAACACTGCATTCCGTCGCGGAACGATCTGACCTCTATTTTAATCGCCGCTGTCTCAACTGGCAATATAGTCCCGAATGCGTCAGGCATCGCAAACACATCAGGAGAAAGAAATATATCATACTGGTAATCGTCGAGGTCAAACGTATGTGACATAGCGGCACCTTTGTCCACATCGTCAAGCACAAGCACCTCGCCACCAGCATCATCAACCGCTGCAATATGGACGACATAAGTTGTCCCGGCCTCTGGACCAATGTTGCCAAACGTGTGATCCTCTACAATGCTGGTTGTTTGCAATGTCCTGTCCCTGCCAGTCCACGTTATAGACAACGGACCCGCTGCAATTGTATCACGGTATTCGCCATTTATTCGCAAATCACCAACAGGAAACGGGCGTATTGCTCGGCTGTCGAATATCACAATATCAGTTGGCGCTGCTCCAACCTTAAGCGTACCGCGCATTGTCTTGGTCAACAGCTTAACCTGAACACTCTCGAACTGGAACCGCTCGACACGGTCCGAAGATGCCACATCGCCCCAAAACATCACTTGCGAACCGGCAGGGTGCGGCTGCGGCACTGTGTCTAAGCACCCACGCCCGATTGTAAGTATCGCTCCGTCAGCAAATACATCCGATACCGAAAACACATCATCAAGAGCAAACATATCCAAGCCGTTATCTATGGCGTCCACACGGACAATCTCGGACCCGATAGACGCGATAGACCCGACCCGAACAAACGCGAGGTCAGGGGTGCTGCGGATTGCAACTTTTGTTTGATCGGCGCGCCGTGTCAAGCTGGAAAGCACCTCTGACACAACCATAAAGTCCGCCGCGCCAGTAGTGGCGAAATCAGTGCCATCATGCACACTTATCAAAGCGCTTATCGCGTCTGGCGTTGGGCTTTCACAACTTACATTTAGGAATCCTATAGTCTGGTCATCATCCAAAAGCAAATCAGTCTCTACCTGCCCGACCCGCTTGACCATTTCGTAATATGGTGACTCCTCCACCATTCGATATTTTGCTGGCTGCGGGTAATTTGTCACATCACCTATAACAGGTGGATCAACAACCACATACGCTTGCGACGGCAAATCGAACTTATCCTCAACCCAATCGACAAGGACGCTATTGTCACGACCGTCACCATCAACAATTTTTGTTATCCTAGCGACCATATCAACAATGCCTAGATCGTGCTCATTTAGCAATATCGGGTCACCACGATTTAGGTAGACTGGCAGGTCAGTTACGCGGATTGTCCCAGACCTAATCAAGGATGATGCAACAAGTAAATCACGCGCCGCAACCCTTGACGCAAGAGCCACGCCATGGATGCCGTGATATTTTATAGTTTTGCTTATTATCGCCCCGGCTTGTGCAACTCTGACCGGATTAGAAACCGTAAGCGCGGCTATTTCATCCTTGATGCGGTCCATGTATTCGATGGTTATTTGGTTCGGCAGCGAGGATTTATCGGTCGGGAGCGATAAGTTAGTCCAGTCCATAATATTGCTGCGATCAAAAACAGGTAGTAACGCCTTGTCATAATCGGCCCTTATCGGCTTGATCTCCCACTTACCTGTTTTCCGGTGCTCATATGTAACGGCGTCAATATGCGCCTCTACCGACCGCATGAAATCGCTGCGGCTTAAGTCGCTTTTCCAGATAAATGACAACCCGAAACCCTCGGAGTAAAACAAATCAGCCGCAGCACGGAAACTATCACCAATAATATAATCATCACCATACCCGCCGGTATCCTTTGCTATTATAGCCTCGCGCAGAATGTGGGATGGGTTCATATCACGCCCAGATGACAGCGCCCCCCTGAACGCATCGACAAGCGCATCAGGATTTGAGCTGTCGACAACCGGCACACCGTCGCCTTGCGTGTTATCAAGTATTTCGGTGTATTGAGTATCGGGGTTGTCGATGTTTACACAAAATATTTCAAGGTTTTCAAGTTGGCCGGTAAGTGTTAGCGCATCGTCAAAATCGGTATCTGTTGATGGGAAGCCATCTGTCGAAAATATAACTATCCGACGCTTTAGCTCTGTCCCGCCGCCGGAACTGTCTATGTCTAACAAATCACCAAACCTGCCAGCAACCAAGCTAGACATAATGTCGCCTACAAAACTTGGGTCGTAAGGACTGCCAGTATAAAATTCATACAGCCCATCAAATGCGGCTGCAAAGTTTGTGCTACCGGTCGTTGCATTGCTTAAGTTAGATACCCAATCGATTAAATCAGTATAATCATCATCCGTGCAGTCCCTGCGCTCGATAGAGGCGATCGGGCTATCATCCCAAGTTACAATATGAATATCATTCGGCGCGCTACTATCATCTCTTATTGACTCTAACAGCCCCACTACGGCATCTTTTTGCCGCTGCATCCTGCCCCCATTCATTGAAATTGACGCATCCATTGCTATGTAAATACCGGCGTCACCAACCTCCATCCCCGAAACAGATATACCTGCGCGCTCTGGATACCATTGCGGCCCTCCATCAATTTTATATATACGCTGCACCTTAAACGCCCAGCTTCGCAGATACGGGCTGTTGCCTAGATAAACCTGCCGCAAAACAACAGACGTGACCCCACGAAATGCAGACGCAACACCCTTAAAAAGACTGACAAGATAATCATTTTTAGGCTGATCTTGGTCGCCAAGCATTACGTCGATATTTCCAGAAACTCCGCCCTCCGGTATGGAACTATCAAACAGGTCTGGCTTATCAACTTTGATGCGCCCACCACTGCTTGCGCCACGCCATAGGACGTTTTTGTCAACGTCTATACGCAAAAGCTTATCAATACTGGACAAGCACAAAATAAATTGCGCCCCAAGGTAGTGCTTGTGGCCTATTGTTGGCTTTTCATTTTTTCCGCCCACGGCTAACCTCCACGGCTCTCTTTGCTATTGCATTACCTGTAGCCAGCAATATATCGGCATCTATGCCAGATTTAAGAAATTCATCAGGGTTTATTTCGTGATGTATCAAAAATAACTTAGCACCCCTACGCCAGCATATGCCAGCGGCGCGTAAATCTCCCAGTCTTACCTTATCATCATGGTCCATTATTTTTTACCAGAATCATCTTTGATCGCGACGGTTTTGAAATCACCATATCCATGCACCTGTGGGGACAATATCAACACAGTTCCAAAAACCTTGACTATCTCGTCGCCTTCCTTGGCGACCGCTATGTCGTAATCCTCAAGAGTTGACGCCTCTGGAGGCGGCGGTTTTTTTGCGAACAAACTAGAAACAAATGACAGGGCAAGACCGATAACTATGCGTAAAAGAAATGTAGCCATTATCTGATACTCCTGCCATCAAACGGGCTAATTGTCATATGGGGGAAACCACCATGATTATCATCGTTTGCAAACGCATCCCTGCAAGTCGCGAAAGATTTGTCACACCCGCGCATAATTCCAACCGCTGCCGATCCACTGGCAGCAATTTCATCTGCCAACCCGATAACAGGCGCCGCCAACGTCAACTGGTCGCCTACGTGGGCGTCAATCATTTCCATCGCACCAGCAAACTCAAAAAGCCCAGATGTATAAAACCCGTCCGCCGAGGCCGCAGCCTCTGGGACGGTTACCGTCACACCAGAAATCCCTGTGGCAGTGCCATTAACTGTCCAGTCAGATAGATTGAGACCGCAACTGCCGTAATAGACAACGTGCCTGCATGGTCCTTGCATGACAGCAGATAAGCCCTTGCGGTCTAAGTCACCGAGGCCTCCGCCGCAAATCAGGTCTATAGTCCCCGCCTTATATTTCGGTGTTGCTTGCAGCACCCTGCCCCTGTAAATAGTAACAAGTTCAGCGTCTGGATCATTTTCGTAGCTCCTAAATATCCGAACGCGCGTTGCGTCCATCCCAAGCGGTGACAAAAACAATCTTGCAAACTGATCTGATTGAGGAAATGTGATCGGCAATTCGGTCTGCGCTGTTCTTTGGCTATGTGTGATCTTGCCGTGCTTGATCGGTGATGGCTCCCACGTCCTGCTGAACATATCAGGTTCGGCAAAAACATTCGGCAAATCAAAAACATCTGGCACGGTAACCCATTGGCGGCTTAGCGATGTAAAAAGCCACAAATCATTACCCCGCAAAAACTCGTAAAGGAAGAACGGTTTTTTCCCATATACAAGGGATGCTATGGCCGCAAAACTCATTCCGGCACCTCGACAACGGGAAGCGTGGTTTCCATGTAATATATACCTGTGGTGGCCATCTCGACTTTATCGGCGTCAAGCCTCATCCTGCTTAAAAACATAACTCCGACATCGGCTTCAACCTGCCTATCAAGCGGGTCAATGCCAAGCCGCCACGATTGACCAACCACAAATGACGCGGTTATCTTTCTCGGCATAAATCCGGCACCATCATAAATTACTATATGCCGACCAACCATTGCTAAATGACTGCCTTGTAGCGGCGAAACGTCAATATAAGATTGCGTATTATTGGCCGGTGCAGTCATCGTTAAATCATTACCCCACGTTGGAATCCAAAAAGATTTATCACGCCCGCGCATATAACGCAGCCACATCCTGCGCCTGATCATTGCGGCCATGCCATGGTCAATATAAACTATCTTGCTGGTCCCGTCTATTATATCCCGCATCGGCTCTATTACAACCGGCCCAGATTCGTTATCAACAAAGACCCGCGCCATTGATATATTGGATTCTACAGGTGCGGCAATCACACTTGGGTCAGTAACTAAATCAGCCCCTAGGTATTGATCAAACGGCGTTTCCCCTATGTGCAAATCATTCCTGAACGCAAATTCAGCGGTGCGGGCAGACATACCAGTAAATATTCTAGACCCGCCAAGACCGCCAACAAAATAAGCGGCCCCGACAGGAATCACCGCGTCAACCGCAAAGGTGCTTGGAGACGCAACCGTTATACTATGTTGCCCAATATCTGTAATCTGGACTGCCTCTATTGACTCGCTGGCAAACGCAATTGCGGCATACCCACCTAACAAATAGTCGCTAGGATTATCTACGGCGAACACCGTTTCCCCTATCGGCTTTGCCACAGTATATTTTGTCATTTCCGGCCAGAGCGGCACCAACAAATCGCCCGCAACGTTAGCCCTGAATATGCTTTCTGCCAATGCGTTTTTCGAATCGTCCAGAAAGAACTCCATGCTGATAATGCGTCTTGCGTCCCGCATCCCGTCCCTGACCTCACCAACGCGTGTTCGGCGGATGTCTGTCTTAAACGACAGCACATCCTTTACATCAATCCTTGGTACAAAAGGCCATAGATCAGGCACTTACCACCCCGTTTCTCGTCATATGGTTCAATATTATTTGTTCGCCGTCAGGACCAGACAGCCAATCACCGACAACAGACATATCAAAAAGGTTGATTATTTTCGGTTCAACGCTGACATTCGCCGGACCTTGAGGTTTGGCTTTAAGCATATTGTCAGTGGCCTGCGCGTTGTAAACTTTTGACCCTCTCGGCATGTCCACAATTTCAGGCCCACGCTCTCCCACCAATGACATCCCACCGCGCCAGTTTTCCGTGCCGTTCGCGTTTGCGCCCATACCAAACAAATCTGCCAGCCAGTTACCGCCGCCGCTTAAGCCGCCCAACAGCTTACCAAACAGCCCTTTGAGGCCCTCCATCAAAGCCATCTTGCCTAGTTGACCAGCCAACTTTGCCAGCCCGCCGATAACTGTATCGGTGCCGGTCAATATATCAGCAAATGCAGACGCAAAAGTATTGCCAAGATTATCAGCCGCTGCCGCTGTTTTTTCAGTGGCTGCGACCTGCGTCGCCGCAGCATCAGCAGCCTCGCGCATAGCGTCACTCATTTTTGATGTTGCAGCACCAGCACCACCGCTTGCCGACTCAACATCGTTAAGGGCTTCCTCGGCAAGCGCCAAGTAATTATTATACTGGACCTGATCAATCACTCCAGCTTTCAGGCTTTCGTTTAGGGTCCGCACCGTTGCATCATACTTTTCCAGCGCGGCATGTGCTGGATCAAGGCTAATCGCCAGCGCCTGCATGTTAGCAAGGGCAGCGCTGGTATCTATTGCAACAGGTGCCGCAATCTCAATGGCACCGCCGTAATCGTCGCCATCGCCGCCAGCCTCTTTATTGCGACCGATTGTCATGGCATCACGCAACGCCTCCATGGCCTTCAGTGGAGCCACAGCAGCCGCCGCCATTTCACCGGATGCAGCAACCATACCATCAGCCGCAGCTTTAGCAGCGTCTGCTTCTGCGCTCATTTCGACCCACGCCGCGCCAGCCATGATTGCAGCGTTGCCAGTCGCAAGCATAGCACCGTCCATGCCCGGAACATTAGCGAGGCCATTTGATACCGTCCGCAAAAAGCCTGACCATGATTTTTGCATGTTAGCCAGCACTGACAGCCAGCCAGCCCTGACACGGGCAAAAATAGAGCCAAGAGCAGACCCCATTGACTGACCGCCAAGCTTTATTCGCTCCCACACCTCGACAGAAACGTCTTTCATTAGCCGCATGGATTCCCCAAAGCCACCAACCCTAGAAATAAGTTTGCCAAATTGATATACCAATTCACCGGCACCCACTATCAGCGCCCCGAACCCTGTGCGGATCAATGCCCCACGCAAAAAAACAAGCGCGCCTGATAGTTTCGCGGTGGACACAGCAGCGGCAACCAACGCCACGACATACCTGCCGCCAAACAGCGCAACAGCCGTCGTTACATAGGTTCCTATCCTTTGTATGTTTCCAGCCAGACCGTCAATCACGCCACGCAATAACCCACCTTCGCGCATGGATTCGGTGAACGCCTCCGCCATGCGCCCAAGTGTCGGTACTATTTCCAAGGCAAGCTGCTGTCCAAATCGTTCCGTTATAATTGATAGCCGCGATATTTGGTCGTTCGCGGTCTCGATCCTGCTGGCATCGACATCATTTAGTGCCAAACCGTAAGCATCAATATCATCACGGGCAGACCTGATAGCGTCACCACCGCCGATCATAAGCAGCGCCATTTCGCGATTTCTTACTCCCATGTCCTGCAAAATAGCTGTGGCCGTGCCAGAGTTTATACCAAGCTCTTTTATCCGGTCAGATATTGCTGCAATCCTGCTATCCACATCCAGCGATAGCAACTCTCGGCCAGACATGCCAAGCCGTGCCAGTGCGTCGTCTATCGGACCGCCTTCGCCAGCCCGTGACAACTCGCGATTCATTGTCTGCACATCATTGGTAAGGCTCGAAAGATTTATACCGGCATCATCAGCAGCAAGTTGCAAGGCACGGAATCCGCCGATTGAAGCATCAAGGCGACGTGACGATTTGGCCAAGTTATCAATTTGCTTTGCACCCTTTAGCGCAGCAGCAGTTACGGCCCCGCCGAACGCGGCGGCGGCGGCACCAACAACCATAAATTGCCGCCTCATGTCTCTAAGAGGGTTATTTACGCCACGCGCACCCTTGCGAAACTTGGAGCTATCAAGCCCTAGATTTGCTCTAAGGTCTCCAATAAGTGCTTTTGACATATTAACCTACCTTTTTCATGTGGGACTCTGCTGTTATTTTTGACAGTTGCCCAGCCGCCGCACCGATGCGCAATGAAAGTAACTCCTCCGGCTCCGCTTCACCCCCGCCGGTATACAAACTATCAAACGGGACTGGCTTGTCAGACCTTGGCAAATATGCTGTATGCCATGCCAGCCACGCCCGATCACGCGCCTCACGCTCAAACATATTGCCAACCGCAACAAGCTCTGAAAACGCCAAACGTGGCGTTATATCCCAAAATCTATCAGGCGGCAGTCCAGATGATACATAAGCAACATGCGCGGTTCTTAGATCGTTTTCTTCACCCGCGCCTTCGGCTTTTTTACTGCGCCACCACCATCTACATCTGGAAACGTAACCGCCAACAGATCGCCAAAAACACTCCGATCAACACCGACAATATCGTCCGCCAAATCAGCAGAGGCAACATCAGAATGGTAACGCGATAAAGACAGCTCAACCGCCCTCACAATGGCCCCAAAGTTAGGGACCCCACCATCAGATGGCATTATAGCGGCCATGTCTCTGCCGTATTCGTCCTGCAAGACACCGATAGACCTGTTTGTCAGGCACAGCCTGTATTCCACACCGTCATGCTTGACCAGCAATTCGCCCATTTGTTTAGCCATTTTATGCCACCACTAAAGCAGTTGGCGCAGATGTAGCCACAGCCGAACCCGCTTCGTTGGTGCCGGTAACAACAACCTGAATTGGAAATCCGACAGAGCCAGCGGAGACAACCATAGTATCAGCAACCTCACCGGCAATATCAGCATATCCGACGCCATCATCCTCTTGCCACTGATAGGCAAAAGTTGGAATATTTGACCACGCCCCAACCATTGCGGTTAGCGTCTGCCCAACCTGCGGCAGGCCTGAAATGGCTGGCAACAGAGTGTTAGCGGGCGCGTTAGGGGTCAGAACCCGCGCCATTACCTTAAATGTAACCGCCACCATCTGGGCCTCTGCAACAGATGTTGAAATGGTATATTCATTTACATAGCACTGGAACGTAACAGCCGCGCCACCATTAGGGATTATCCTCAATAAAACGACCTCATGCGCGCCAGATCCGGTCAGGCTGGAAAGCTCTGAAAGAAGCAAATCCGTAGACTCACCCGGCAAATATTGCAAATCCAACGACCAGTCGGAAACAGACTTAAGGCCCGGCATAGTTTGACGGGTGAAGTTAGGCGCTTGAAATGTCGTAACATCAATTTCATCCGCAGGTTGGCTTGGCATGGTGATTGTTGAGCCACCCATGACCATCTCCCACGTCGGACCAGACCCACGGCCAATCCAAATTTCGGTTCCGATCCCAAGTTTTACTTTACTTAACGTCATTTTATTTACTCCAGTTGATTATAAAATCAAGTTGCTTTCCAAATATGCGCGGCGCATCTGTAACCCCGCCCGCATATTCATCTCTTTCAGACACGCAGAACACGCCCAGAAATATACCAGCCTGATAAACATCAAGCAAATCTTTTACAGCACCAGCAAGCCCAGCGGCAGCGCCGTAGGTCTCACCATAACAATTAATCTGCACACGCGCGGTATAAAACCCGCTGCCGCCACTGAATAAAAAAACTTGTCCATTGTTACCTATAATCTGCATAACAACGCGCGGCATGGCCGAGCCTTGAGGGCTTACGCCCCAGTCAATTCTACCGCCTACAATAGATGAAATAGCCGGGTCAGACAACATTAAATCACGCAATTCAACTTGCATTAAGACCCCCCGTTAGATGCCATGCGCAGCGCCTTGCGCTCGGCTCTAGCAAGAGATTTCTTTATCTCTGACCAGATTTCCACCTTAAGCCGCTCCAAAAGAGCCTTGCTATCCTGATCCCATGCCGGCCGCATAAACGGCTGCGCGGCTGAATGCACGGTTCCAAATTCAAGAAGATGGCCGTGACGTCCGCCGCTACCTATATTATATGCAGGCCCAACGAATACTTCCACAGCAGCACGATCATCATTGAACATACGGCGATGTTTTGCGGCTGCACGCTTGTCAAGCTTTGTGCTTACCGCCACGGATGCAGCAAGCGCACCTGATCTAACAGGTGCCAGTGATGCAGCCAGATCAGCCATAGGCTTTGCAGATTTAACCAAGGCTCTGCGCATCGCCGCCTTGCGTGTGGATTCTGCCAACTCCTCTAAAGCCTCCTCCATTTCATCAAATCCGCCAATAACCATTTCAACAGTCATAGATCAGACCTCGATCCACAAGTTAGCTCCAGCCACTGATTGCGGCCCTTGCCCTCTTTAATGCCTGATATTTCAAAAGTGACACCGGCGCAAACCAGCCTGTCTTTTGGCGTAATGTCGCGGGTGAATGTTGACGATCTAATCAAAAATCTTGTGGTTACACCCGCAGAAACCTCGTCAGCCCTCCACCTCTCGCCATCACTCAAGTCCTTTTTCTGCGCCCTGACAACTCCGCCATGGTCAGCCCACGCCTCAACAATGCTATAACCGTCATCAACCGGCAAAAACCGCTGGAACTGTATCTTGCGATCTAACTTACCAGATGTCATTGGCTACCCCATAACCGATATGGAGCAAGTAATGCGGCATAGCCATCTGGCAAGGCGCTTGAGATTGTGCCAACCACCACGCTTTCACGGTTTTCGTATAGGGTTCCCAAATGCAGCAGCGCCGCCATTTTAACAGCCAGCGGCATAGGAGACATACCGATGGTAAAGTTAACCTCAACATCACCTATTGCATCAGGCCATGCGCCTACAGGCACCACAGACCAAACCCCACCAGAACTAACAAGATCAAAGTTTGTGATTACTCCCCCAGCATAGGTTATGCTATCAACGGAAATAACAGGCCCTACAGGTAAGTCAAAGCCTTGGCCAATAGTTTGATATGTTTCCGCCCACGACTGCCGTGCAAAATAACGCCCTAACGTCCCCATCGGGCCGTCAAGAAATTCTGTTACCGCGCCCATAAGCATCAAGATATAATCCTGATCATCAGCACTATCTACGCGCAGGTGTGCCTGCGCTTCAACCAGCGTCATAACCGGCTGTATGCTGCCAACCAATGGCATTACATAGCCTTATTTTTGACAGGCTTTGCCGCTTTATTTTTGACAGGCTTTGCCGCTTTATTTTTGACAGGCTTTGCCGCTTTATTTTTGACAGGCTTTGCCGCTTTATTTTTGACAGGCTTTGCCGCTTTTTTGTTGCTTATAGGCTCTAAGCATGTGCCGATCAAATGTGAAACATCAATTTTGCGCGCAGTGCGTATGTCTCCTTCATAATAATCTTTGTCACCAACATGGTAACGTATCACTAAATATTTTTCCATTTTCTCAACTCCATTAATTTACAGATAGGCAGGGCGAACCCTGCCTACTTTGGAAATTAACGCTTAGACAACAAACCCAAAGTCGCCAAAAATGAACGCCTCCGGCCGGTAAACCGCCAACGCCAAACGCTCCTCCGCGCGGATCGTCACAAGGTTTCTTGTGAAATCGTCATTCTCGTAACCGACTTCGATACGCGCATCCCAGCTATCCCATATCTGCGCACCCCTCGAGAACGCGCCAGTTAGGAACTTGTCTTGCAGCATTGACTGGGTCGCGACAACAGGCAAGCCCCAGAGCGTAGGTGTGGCTGAACTCTGTGGGTTGCCGATGATATACGCATTATTGGCGTCCTTGGTCAACTCAATGCGTGCCCAATCAATCGGGTTCATAATGTGACCGTTTGCGGGATAATCGGCCATAACAGCTTGCAACATAGCAAGCCGCAACTGATCGATTGGTGTTTCTGTTGTAGTAGCGAAAGGCGCAGAATATGCTGTTGCCTGCGTCGCAATGCCACTAAGGTTAGAGCCAGCGCCGTCACCGAATAATAGCTGGGCTTCTTCTTTCAGCGCCAGATCATAAACCAAACGGCCATCAATATGCCCGCGAATCTGATCCACATCATCAAGCGCCTGTCGTGATACCTTCATCCAGTGCGCAATAATTACTGCGATACTTGTTTTTTCAGTAAACTGGACGTCAGAACTCGGCTTTATGGCGCCCTCGGCGACCGTGCCAGCGTTGTTTGTGAAGCCAGTTTCCTGTATCCACGAAATTGCAGCTTGACTCATCTGGCCTTGAGAAAGCAACCCGCGCACAGTCATACGGCGCTCTGGGCTGGCAATAATGCCGGGCAGACGCTGGCGGTCAACACCCTGACCAACAGACCCCGGGGTGTCAGTCGTAACCGTGGTTAGTGTTGCCTTAACGCGCATATCAGCCCTGCCTGAACTAGGGGTGCTCGAAAGCCATTTTTTAACATTATCTTGGTCAACAAACTTTTCGCCAAGCGTCATGTGGCCTGCAACGATTGGCTGTGCGACACGGTCCATTTTCTGGGCCATCTGCTTGACCTCTTCGGTCAGGCCGTTAAGCTTCATCAGCGCCTCGTCGGCGTCTGTTTTCATTTTACTGGTGGTTTCCTCACCAGCCTTAACCTTGCCGAGAGCATCTTCGGCGATTGCCTTGACTTCATCGGTTGCCGACTCAAAAGACTTTTTTAGATCGATTGCCAATTCTGCGGCTGTTTTATTATCATCTTGTGCCATTTTCAGACTCCATATTAAATTATTCTTTTAACGCTTTGATCAAGTCAAGCGCCGTAGGCACCGCTTTGGCAGGATCACCCTGCCCGTTCAGGTGGATGCGAACGGCCCGCTCCGCCTGTGAATTTGAAAGCCCCAAGCCCTTGAGAAACAATTCAAATTCGCGCCCAGTAAGCTGGTCCCCAGCCTTTAGGCGCTCTGTTAATTCATGTGCCGCTCGTGCGGCTTTAACGCTGTTAACCAGCGACATATCACTTGCTGGCATTGTTACCACGGATACCTCGTGTAAATCAATCTTTTCGAGTGTCCAAATGCCGGTTTCCTCATCCGATGAATATTCTTTAATTTTATAGCCTATCGAAAGCCCGTCAATATCACCGGCCTTAAGCAGGGCGTAAGCCTCTTTGCCGCGCTGGACACCCATGTTAAGACGCCCATGAACCCAAAGACCTTTTTCATCCTCGCGCATACTTTTCCACTTGCCGATTGGTGATCCGGCATCATGCTGCCAAAGCATTTTTGGCATAGACCCCATTGCCTCATGCTTCGCAAGGCTGTCTGCATACGCTCCAGACGCAATGACATCACCGTAAGCGTCTGGCTCTCCACCAAACACGGATGCATAACCCTCAAACTCGCCCTCTACGTCAATTAATTTTACATCGAGGAATGGCTGGTGTTTTTTAATCATCGTTTCCATTTTGGATCTCCGCTATTGGAACATTTTGCATTTGCGTCCTGTTGACATCGCCGCCATCTACAGGCTCCATATTCTCACGCTTTCGTATTTCATTGATATTTAGCCAACCGCCAAGCAGGCCAGCGTTGTAAAAATCAGACCGTGACTTACTGTCACCACGCAATAAACCATCTATGTTAAACTCAACGACAACTCCAGCCGCAATATCGTCAGGCGTCAATAGCTGCTGCATAAGTGCCTGCTCTATCCGCTTTATGCGCGGCCGAAGGGTGAATTTTTGAAAAGCAAGTGTTTGCTGTTCTATGCCAGTCCCGATCGACGAACTTTTTTCTGTATGGCCGATCAGTTGCGGAGGCACATTGAAAAACCTGCAAATATCTTCGACCGAAAACCTTCTAGTTTCCAGCATCTGCGCATCGTCTGGGTTGATAGTAATCGGTTCCCACTTAGTGCCGCCCTCAAGTATCATGGGCCGACCGTCATTCAGGGCGCCGACAAACTTTTGTGTGAGCCTATCCTCGGCAATTTTACGATTTTCATCAGATAGGAAATTCTGAAATGTCAGAACTCCGCCCGGACTCATACGATTGGCGAACATTGCGGACGATGATTTTTCAACAGCCCGCGCACCACCGAAACTATTTCTTGCGAAGTGCAAAACAGACAACCCACCGAGCGGCGCCCCGCCAAAGCCCCGAACATGAAGAATGTCAGTATCTGGTTTTTTATATGTGGCCTGACCAACCTTCCATTCATATTGCAGCGCCCCGCTTTCGGACCTAGATACCTTCATTGTATCAGGGTTGATCGGCGACAGGCCGGTAACCACACCTGAATTTCTGCTAATTTCTGCGTAACTATTACCCCACAACTCAACGCTCCGAACGGTGAAGTCCCAGAAATCCAACGCCGTTTGATCAAAGTTAGGACTGTTGTGCAAGATTCGGTAAAGAGGGTGGTCTACGTCTACCTGCCGACGCCCGTCAATATTTTTATAAACCATCAAAGGCAATGATGATATTGTCCCAGATAGCAGGTTGCAGCAAGCCCACACAGCGGACATGCCAAGAACTTCCGCTTCTCCAACACGTTCGCCGATGTCAGATGATAACCTCGGGCTAAAGCCGATAGGTTCGCGCAAGTTGCGCCCCCTGATTATAATACCAGTAGCTGCCTTTATACGATCAGTAAGCTTCATCATATTTCCTAAAGGGAGGCGAAGTAATCATCTATTTGTGCCTCGCTGTTATTGTCAAGCATCCAACGGCCCAATGATAGCATTCTTGCGACCGGCCCGTCTATCTTTTTATCAACATGTTCCTTGGCTGGCCTATGCAGCTCCCCTACCCTTGTCCCATTAACCACATTTGAAAGCATCCAAGAAAACGCCTGATTGCCATCGTGATACATTCTACCACTCGCGATTAGCGCATCCATTTCCCGCATCGGTTCATTCATGTTTGACGGACTCCCCCTAAACTCGATGCACGGAACGCCTAGCTCTGTAAGCTCAACACTCATTTGCCGAGACCTCCACGGGTCAAAACTTACCTCAATGACATTGAACGATTCCAGCGCATCCTTTATATCGTCAAGAACTACCCTCTGATCTGTCACCGCCCCATCTATTTGAGTGAGCAGACCAGCATCACGCCACACCCTGAAATGCTCATTGTTAGGCTTGTTTATGGTATCCTCTGGGGCGTAATATTTCCCGAAACAAGCATACCCATCTTTATACTTAAACACAAATTCCACAGCAGTTAGATCAAGCTTTTCCGCAAGGTCAACGCCGATAATGCAATCTTCACCCTCAAACTTTTCTAAGGATAGGCTGGCATCTCCAGCAGCGTTGTATTTTAATACATTGAAATAAGACGCCCTAGATTGCACCCACATATTAAGATGCTTAGTCTTAAACACGCCAGCTTTGCGCGGTGACGCCATGCCATCGCGAAGCCGAGCCAATAGGAATTCCTCGCTTACAGATACACCAATATTCGGGTTTGCTTTCCGAAGTATTTCTGGGTCGGTCCAATCGTCACCATCATCTATGCCGTATATCAGTGCGAAAAATTCATCATCATGCCTTGAACCCTCAAGCATTTTCTGGGCGTCTTGCTGCATATCATAACAAGGCCCTGCTATGTTGTCGCCAGCCGTTGTTATAACCAACATGATGGGCTGCAATCTAGCGCCCATTCCGGTTTCCATCGTGTCATAAAGTGCGTTTGTTTTATGCTCATGATATTCATCAACTATCGCAATTGATGGCGACGACCCGTCACCCGGCGATCCTATTATTGGCTCGAACTTTGATCCATTAGATGCGATTGAGACGTTGGAAGCGTTGACTTCAACGCCATAAAAATTGCACAAATCAGGAAGCTTGCTAGCCATGAACCTAGCAGGCTTGAACACCTCCCACGCCTGACGCTCAACTCTTGCCCCAGAATACACTTCCGCGCCGAACTCACCATCAGCACACAGCATATACAGGCCAACAGCAGCAGCCCACACGCTCTTGCCATTCTTCCTTGGCACCAGCAGCAGAAACTTTCTAAACCGTCGCTTGCCTGTTTTTTTCCGTAGCCACCCAAACAAACAAACAGTCATAAAAACCTGCCATGGCTCCATTATCAAAGTAAGCTTTTTTTTCGCAAATTCCCCGCGGGTATGCGGCATCAGCTCGATGAACTTACAGGCTTTAGATGCAGCCGTGGCGTCAAGAATAAACTTGAAGTCCTTATCATCCTGCCAGTCTATATCATCAAGATGGCGCTGGCATGCAAGCCTTACATATTTGGCGGCAGGTATGTCGCCGCTGACCACGTCAGCCGCATATTTCCTTGCTATCTCTACGTAATCTCTCACCCAATCGCCGAAAATGGATTATCAGCAACAGCAATCTTCGCCGATACCTTAGACCGTGCGGCTGGGGTTAACCCAAATTCGTTAAGCAACGCCTGACCACGCTGCAAATTTTCTGCCATACGCCTAACGGCAGGGTGCGCCCTGACTATGCCGCTGTCCTCCGACGGGGTGTAATATGGCCCAATTTCGTCTATCAAAACGACATCATGTTCAAACTGCACCAGCACATTTGCCAGCATAGACAGGGCATCCACATCATCGCCAGAGGCCACACCCATGCCATCAAGAATACCAGCAATCTGGTTGAACTTCCTAACAGCCGCCGCAGATAAATAACACGGCGCCACCGGCATACCAGATGATGCCACAGGCTCATTGATGTTCGCGCGGTCTTTTCTGGTGGTGCCTTGCACCGCCTTTAGGTGCGACGGCTTTCTTGGGTTCCCCATTCTGATTTTACCTTTCAACTGACCGTGTAAAAGTTTTAC